AGGACTCTTGGCTCGTGGGGTTGTGCTTGAAAGAAGCAACAGTATAAATATAAATCAAACTTGTCCCGCCCCAGATACTCTTCACAGGCACGCAGTCGATCTCACAGGCCAGCGCTTTCTCGATCGTTACATACTGTTCCGCGGCGGCAATTTCAACACTGTTCACGAAATCGAAGAGTTCTTCTCCCCGACCCCCGTCACTTCCTTTGTCGCCACAGAACCCCGTCCTGACGTCATTACCTACAACTACTTCGGCGCCAGCAACAGCATTCAATCCGTTCACAAACAAGTAACCATCCCAGAACCCTATGTCGCCGCCACCCGTGTTGAAGACTTTGGCACAGAGAACGCCCGCGAAGTCGCCTGGGAGCAGGGTTCCATCTACCCTCCAACAAACCATGTAGGCTGGATACCCCACTACCGAATCCTCCAAGTCACCGAACGTGACGGGGGCTTCTACTACCGTCGCCACCGTGTCATCCCACCGCGCATCAACCGTGCCGTTCAAGTCTAACGGCCTCCGTAAACATGTTTGACCCACGCCAAATTGCAGAGCTAGAAGCGCTTAGGGCGCTAGAGCGCCTTCAGAAGGATTATGCTTTATTCGCATACAAACCACATGAGAAGCAGGAGATTTTTCACAGGAGTGGTCATAAGAAGAGGCGCTACTTGCGAACTGGAAATCGCTTTGGGAAGTCGACCTGCGGCAGCGCGGAGGATGCGGCGTTTGCTATTGGCGAGCGCCCTTGGATGGACAAAAAAGATCCTGATAGGCTTAAGGGAATCCCACAGCGGCCAACAAAGGGGTTGATTCTTGTAGCAGACTGGGACAAAGCGCGGGAAATCTTCACTTGCATGGAGGAGGGCCAGAAGGGTAAGTTGATGCAGTGGATTCCTGTGGACCGTTTGATGACTCCGAAGAAGAACCAGAGTGGTGAGATTGACTGCGTGCCTGTGAAGAGTATCTGGGGCGGGACAAGTTTGATTTACATTGATACTGTTGCTTCTTTCAAGCACAACCCCATGAGCCAAGAGTCCTCTCAGTGGGACTGGATTCATGTGGATGAGCCAATTCCAAAGGAGATGTGGGAGGCTGCAGGCCGTGGGTTGATTGACACAGGTGGGAGTGCGTGGTTTACTTGCACACCGATCTCTGAACAATGGATCAATGAGTACTTTCTCCCGCCGAGCAAGATGCGAAAGAGCTTTGAGCTTGGCGAGACACATGATGAATTTCCTGAGCGGTGGGTGATGACAGGGTCGACGTATGACAACACTACGCTGGAGAAGGAGAATATTGATGTCTATGCAAATAGTCTGAACGCTAAAGACCGCCAGGCGCGAATTTTTGGTATTCCAAAAGCCTCCACGGGTTTGGTTTATCATAACTTTGCAATGGAGAAGCATGTGTATGACGAACTTCCGCTGGGGTGGAAAGATTTTGACGATCCTCCGTTAAACTACACCATCCGTCTTGTGATCGATACCCACGTGCGGACAGAACAAACAGCGCAGTTCTGGGCTACCGCGCCCACTGGCGAGGCCTTTTGTTGGCAAGAGATTTTTGCAGACTGCTATATTAACACGTTTTGCGAGGCGATTCTTGAAATCTTAAACGGAAGAAACCCGTATCTTTGTGTGATCGACCAGAGTGCTTTTATTGCGAATCCAGTGGATGGCTCCTGCCTAGCGGACATCTTTTGGTCTTACGGCATCAATGTCCAGCGTGCTACAAAGGAACTTAAAACTGGGATTCAGAAGGCCCGCCAAGCGCTGGAATCCACGCGGACCTACACCATCGCCGGTCGTAAGGTCGAACTTGGGCTAATTCGTTTTTGTTCTTCCTGCACTGAAACCATCCGGGAGTTCTTCCTCTACACCTGGCAGAAAGAAAAGGAAAAACCAGTTGATAAAGATGACCACATGATGGAATGTTTCTACCGGGCGGTTTCACATGGGCTGGAATGGGTTAGCCCTGACAGTGAACCGTTAAGTGAGAAACCCTCTAAATCCTCCGACAAAGAACTTGACCTTACCCCGTTTGCTGACGGTGATTTAAACTCCTTCTCCCAATGACACCTGAAATCATCGAAATGCTCGAATCCGAAGAGCATCCAGATAACATCCAAGAGCTTCTCGAAGAGGTTGTTGGTGCGGTGAATAGCTCGCGCACATTCATCGCGAGCAACTTTACTCAGTGGGACAAGTCCTTGGCGACCTACAAGAGGAAAAAAGTCATCGACGTCTCTGACGCTCGTGCGAAGCAAAAGGGAGAACCTGCCAAGATGGTGGTTCCTCTGACTTACGCTCAATGCAACACGCTCGTCACCTTCCTCTTCATATCCCTCACCTCAAAGGACAGCGTCTTTGAGCTCTCTGCAACAGGTAATGAGGATTACGAACTCCGTGAGATTGCCCAGGCCGTCGTCGATCGCGAAGTCCGTCAGACAAACTACCACACGCGGCTGGTTGAGGCGCTTCTGGACATGGTTCGCTTCTCTCTAGGCGTGCTTAAAACCAGCTGGGAATATGAATCTGTCTTTGTTGAGAATAAGAGCACCGAAGAAGATGTCTCTTTCATTTTCGACCCCAGTGACCTTACTATTCCACAGGAGGAAGAATCTGTCGAAGAAGAGGTTATCCTCAAAGAAGGCTGTAAGATCGAAAACATCTCCCCGTACCACTTCTTTTATGACACTCGTGTTCCACTTCCTCGCTGGAAGGAAGGTCGTTTTGCCGCAGATGAGCAGTCGGTGAACCTTAAAGACCTTAAACGCCTTGATAAACAGGGTTTCCTCGCTGGCACAGAACACATTAAAGAGTTTGACAACGAACTCTGGACTGCGCGCGGCGGTAAACTTGAAAACCGTCTTGACGGCGTCGAGCCTGCTAACTTCACAGGCAAGCAATCAAAAGGTGATCGCATGGTTGCTCGCACTTCTGTTCAGTATCGCCTCATCCCTTCCGAACACGGGCTTGGAGATTCCGATGACGAAGAGATCTGGGTCATCACTTACGCTAACGACAGTCGTATCATCGGCCTTCAGCCACTTAACTCCCCCGCGAATGAGTTCCAATACGACATTCTCCAGCTCCTCCCTGACCAGCACGCGGACCTTTCTGACTCCCTCTCCAAGTTGATCGACCCAATTCAGGAAGTCATCACCTGGCTTATCAACGCCCGCGTCGCTTCAGTCCGCAGAAATATCGACGGCCGCTTAGTAGTTGACCAGCAGCACGTGGATATGTCCACACTGAATACTAACAGCCCGTTTATTCTGTTGAAAAAGAGCGCCCCTCGTATGGGCACTTCTCGCTTCATCGAGCAACTCCGCACAACCGACCCTACCGCCTCCCACTTCAACGACTCCGAGGCGCTCATCCGTATCCTCTACATGGTTTCCGGAGTAAACGAAAATTCCATGGGTGCTTTCGCCCCAGGACGTCGCTCCGCCACAGAGAATCGCACCGCAAACGCAGGCGCTTCCGCACGAATGAAGCTCATTGGAGCCTCCTGCTGGTATGGTGGTCTCGCCTCTCTAGGCCGTAAGCTTCTCCTTTCCTGTCGTCAGGACATGTCCTTCACGACATTCTCCAAGATTGTCGGCCCTGAAAAGGCTGATCAATTCTACGACCTCTTCCACCCCGCTAATCCATACGAACTCTACTCCTCCGAGGACTTCTTCACTTACGACGCTACCATCGAATCCGAGCGCAACTATGTCGCTCAGTCCCTCCAGGAGCTCTTCCTCGGTCTGGTATCCAACCCCGAAGTCGCTGCCAGCATGCAACTTGACCTCCCCGCCATGCTGAACGAGATCTACGCGCTCCGTGGCGTCAAAAACCTCTCCCGCTTCAAGGTGAAGCAGCCACCTGGCATGCCACCTCCAGGCCTCCCAGCGCCTCCCGTCGATCCTAACCTCCCACCAGCCCTTCCATGACCGACGAAATCCCTATCGACCCTCCAAACAGCAAGGATTTTGCGCGCCGCCTAACCTTACTTGAAGACTTGTCGGTAAATCCCATTTACGGAGAGCTGATGGATTATATCAAAAGCCAGCACACAGGTATCATGGCGAGTGTGTTCGTTACCCCGACGACTATGGAGGGTGTGCTTGCGAGGGAGCGCTGTTTTGGGGTGGCGGAAGAGTATCAAGTTTTACTTTCGTGGCTGGATAATGAAAAGCTAGACGCGAAAGAACGTTTCGAGCAACTTAAGCTCGAAGAAACACAAGACAAAACACAAACAAACCATGAAGATTAACTGGTCTTTGATGAATCGCCTCGGCTTCAATGAAGAAGAGGACGAATTTGCGAGCTTCACCCAATCGGGTGCGGGCGCAGCTGCCACGAGCAGTGACGGTGGTGCTGGTGACGGCGCTACAAATGAGGACGACGATGAGTCGTTTTCGGAAGATGACGATGACGATGACGACGATGATGACTTAGAGCCAGCGCCTGCGGGCGGTGCACCTAAGAAGCCTGCGCGTCAGAGTCTCCAACTTGATCCTGACGCCCTCGTGCGTCAAATTGCCGAAGTTACTGCTCGTTCTATGCAGCAGGGACAGCAACAGGGTCAACAGCAACTCACAGAGGCTGATATTCAAAAGCGCCTTGGCCGCCCAACGGTGACCGCGGAGCTGATTGCTCAGCTGAGGAATCCTGAAATCACGGCTGACCAAGCGGCAGAAGTGATGCAAAAGCTGCAGGATGAGTCTTATCGCTACGCGATGACGACCACACAGCATCTGCTTCAGCACCAACTTGCTCCGCTGCTTGAAATGCAGCAGCAGTTTGCGGAGCAACAAAGGCAGCAGAGAACTGTTGCTTTCCAGAATAACCTGACCAAGGCTTACCCGGCGTTGAAAAAATACAGCGCGGCAGTCGGACAGGCTATGGCGGAGCTTTCAGCTGAGGGATTCAGCGCTAAAGGGCTCCAGCCAGAACAAGTTTACAAAACCGTTGCGCAACGCGCGAAGAAGGTGATTCGGA